GGCGGCAGCGGCTACACAACGGACACGTCCACCACCGACACCGGCGACCCGGAATTCTAGAAAGGACACCCTCATGGCAAAGAAAAATGACTCTGGACTTGTCCAGGACGCGCTCATACCCGACGAAATGAGCCCGCTGAGCCTGCTGGACTTCAACAGCTCGTGCGCGAAGATCAAGCAGGCGGCCGTGGACTTCCGCCGCGCGGTCAACCACAAGATGCAGCTCGAAACCAAAGACGCCTACCTCGACAAGTTCCACCAGATCGACCCGTACACCGAGGCCGTGTACGACACGGACGCGCTCGCGCAGCACATCATCGACTGCGCCGAGGTCATCAACCGGCTGCTCACCTATCCGAAGGACGCACGCCGCGCGGTCCTGTACGACAACCTCCACGACAGCCTCGCCACGTTCGAGGAAAGCGCGCCCGACTATCCCGATCCCGACGACGATGCTGACGAGACCGACAGAGGAGAGGCCGTCGATCCGACCACCGGCGAGATCAAGTAACCACACATTGAGAGAGGCTTATATGCAGCAGGCAAACAAAAAAGCCACCCGCAACGGGGTGGCTCAGGAAAAGATGTGGTCGATATCAGCGCTCCGACGTCTCATCGGTTGGCACGACGTCTATGGTTTCTGCGTCCACATACGCCATAAAGCCGTCCGGCACTCCGTCATTGTCGTTGACGCACACAAATTCATCGTCCTCACGATCTGCCGTCAGTTCGACGAACTTGCGCAGCTCACCGAACGTAAGCTGCTCGAAATCAATCGTCACACACATGCAGCGCTGGGTCTTCTTGTCGTTGCTCATAAGTCGATTATCGCATGTCGTGAAGGCGGCGCGCCATGTCTGTGAACTTCGACAGCACCTTCGGTTTCGATCCTGCGGTGCAGGACAGCAGCATGGCCGCGCGCGGACTGTACGCGACGATGGTGACGTGGTGCGACCACCAGATATACACGCGGCCGGACTCGTTCGACGGCACCTTCGACCTCAAGCGCGTCAGAAGCGTGGGCGGCACCGTCAGACTCGTGCGCGAACTCGTTGAAAACGGGCTCTTCGAGGAGGCCGGCGAAGGCGTGTACAGGGTCGTGACCCGTCGCGGCCTCGCCGTGTTCGGCAGCTTCAAGAACCAGAAGAAACCGCTTACGCCCGAAGAAGCCGCCGAACTGCACGAGAAGAAGGTCGTCGCCGGCCACGCCGGAGGCAAGGCGTCGGGCGAGTCCCGCAGGGCGAAAGCCGAAGCAAACAGGAAGCAAAACGAAGCAGACGCGAAGCAGACTGCTTCAACTTCAACAAAGCAAACAGGAAGCACTACCGTACCTAACCAAACCAAAACCATGCCTTCTTCCTCCCCTGACCCCTCCGGGCCGGGATCGAAGCAAACCGCGTCGGTCGCCGAGGCCGAGGCCAGGGCGTTGGCCGACCCGTTCGCCACGGCGTGGAACGCCTACCCACGCCACACCGGCTCGCGACGGGAAGCCGAGAAAGCGTGGGCCGCAGCCGTGGCCGGGCACGACGGCACGTCCGCCGTGACGGAAGCGCAGCTCATCGGAGCCGTCATCGCCTACGCCAAAACCGTGGACGACCCCAGATACGCGCCCAACATGAGCCGATGGCTGCGCCAAGGCGCATACATGGACACCATGCCCAGCCAGCCGAAACCATACCGGCACGCACTGCCCGACGGCACCGTCATCGACGACCGGTGGATCACCGGCCACATCCGGGACCACGTGCCCGTAGGCACCTTCACCGACGCGATGAGAGCCGACTTCTGGGCCAGCGTCAAAACCGGCATCGACCCGGAACAAAAAGCCAAGGAAATCATCAACGAATGCCAACGAAAGGCCAGCCGATGAGCAGCAAGCCAACAGCCGAGACCCGCAGAACCGTACAGAGGCGAGACCGATACCGATGCGCCATGTGCGACCGGGAAACCGGCAGCCACTGGAGCGGCGACAGCATCCACCACAGGGAACCGCGAAGCCACCCCTTCGACCGGCTCCACCAACCCGAAAACCTGCTCCAACTCTGCGGCAGCGGCACCACAGGATGCCACGGATGGGTACACGCCCACCCCGCACGCGCCTACCGGCTCGGCTACCTCGTCCACACGGGCAAAGACCCCGCCACCATCCCCGTCTACTACCGCACAGGCGGCTGGCAGCAGCTCAACAAGGACGGCACCCGCCATCCCTGCCCGCCACCCGAAGACCTCCCCACCCACATCGACATCAAGAAAGGCGACCAATGAACACCCAACACGACATCACCGTCAGCGGCAAACCCCTCAACCCGCCAAAACCGCCAGCCAAACCCCACATGCTCCTATGGATCGACACCGAAACCACCGGCCTCGACCCCAATCAGTGCGAACTCCTGGAAGTCGGCATGCAGGTCACCGACCTGAAAGCCGAAACCCGAGGCGACAGCCTGCACCTGATCGTCCACCCCGACAACGTGCGCAACTGGGCCAACCACCCCGAAATGCTCAAAGCCTACGAAATGCACCTCGCCAACGGGCTCATGCTCGCCTGCGCCGAAGCACCCAAGACCGGCTACGACTACAAGCACACCGCGCTCAACATCCACGAATTCCTCAACGACCAACTCAGCCAATACACACTCCACCCCGCAGGAACCAACGTGGACTTCGACCTGCGCCAGCTCGACGTGCACCTCAGCCGCCACCTCGAACACCCCATCACCCAAGGACTCCACCACCGAAAACTCGACCTCACCAGCTTCCGCCTCGCCGACCAAGCCATCGGCGGCAACCCCTACCAAAACCACGCAGGCACCCACCGAGTCCAGGACTGCATCCGTCGGGACATCAACGACTACACCGCCTACCTCGACATCATCCGAACCGGCACCCAAGGAGACAGGCAATGAGCTGGATCAACGACCCCGTCAACAGCCCGAAGCATTACACCGACTCACACCCCGGCATGGAATGCATCGACCTGACCGCCGACACCACCTTCTGCCTTGGGAACTGCTGCAAGTACCTGTGGCGCTACCACAGCAAGGGCCGGCCCTTGGAAGACCTCGAAAAAGCCCGATGGTACCTATGCCGAGTCATCGACTACGGCGAAAAGATCGCGTGGACGCGCCAACAGTACGACATACTCACGGCACTCGTCGCCCACACCGTCGGCGTCGAAGCCAGAACATGGGCAAAACTCAAGCAAGGCTACCCCGACTCCGCCCTCGCCCTCATCGACGAACTCATCAAACGGGAAAGAGACAAGCAATGAGCACACGCATCCACTGCGACCAATACGGCATTCCGACCGACATCAGCGAACTGGAGGCGGGGGAGTGAGTAGTCAGTATTGCAAGCCCGAGGGTTCTGATCCGGTATGGCGTTGCCCGGTCTGCGGTCAATGGTGGCAACTCGACCTACCGGACGGCGACTTCTGGGAGCCTATGAGCACGCTCAAAGCGTTCCTCTTCTACCACGTGAAATGGAAGGCGGAACGCAAACACAGAAAGGCGGGCATATGACGCGCATTCGGATCATGTGCGATCAGACGGACGGCACCACCATCAAACTCGGCGCCATCGAAACCGACAAGACCGGCGGCACGATCTACTCGGCGCGACGCTACCTCACGCAGGACATGTACCGGGACACCGTCACCCTCGCCCTGCTGCGCTGGATCGCCCATCTCGAACAATTCAGCCAAACCAACCAAACCAAGGAAGACGCATGAGCATCGACCTGACACAACAGGCATTGAACGCGCTCGCCGACGCCGGACTCGGCGACAGTCCGGCCAAGGCCCACGAGGCCTACGTGATCGGATACACCCAAGGCCACAACGATGCGCTCGCGCTCGCCATCCGCATCGAACAATCCATAAACGCCACACAACCCACCGCCGGCGAGATCGAACGACTCGCCATCAACCTCTGGGAACACAACGGCGAGCGTCCGACCGTGTATGAGAGCGGCAAGCGCATCGCCGACCGCGAGCTCGAATGGTGGAAGCAGGTCGCTGTGAGCGCATGGAGTTTTATCAACGGAACGGAGAAGGAACAATGAGGAACGGCAGACCATACGCCATCAAGATCGCGCCCGCTACGGTGATCGCCTTCGCGGCGCTCGCCGTCGGTTACGGGCTCGGCGAACAGGCGCAGCTCGGCGAACGGGATGTGCAGACCGTCACGCAGGAGGTGCGGCGTACCGGCGACGTCAAACGCCTGTGCCTGACCGTCAAGACCGGCGAGCGCATCGACGCCATGAGCTGCGAGCTCATCGACCCGCTGAGCGGAGGCGTCAAATGAGACCACGACTCACTTACGCGCAGAAGAGTGTGCTGCTCCAGCTCGTCAACCACGGCGACATGCAGCCCGCCGACGGCAACCACAAACGCACCTTCCAATCCCTGGAGGAACGCGGATACACGCAAGACGTCGGATACGGACGCTATGCCATCACCGAGGCCGGCCGTCGCGCGCTGCAAAAGGACTTGTCATGAAACGCCTGAGCATCGTCTTCACCTGCGACAGCGAACCAATCGGCCTCTACGAGATCGAACGCAGGCTCAGGACGGCGGGCTTCAAAAGGCCGCAGGCCGGTTCGATCATGGACGCCGAACAGTCCGACGAACTCGCCGAAGCCTACGAACAAGGCAAACAGGCCGTGTTCGACGCCATGAACCACTTCGACGAACTCGCCATCGTGGAACGCGCCAACCCCTACCGAAAGGACGGCCGATAACCCATGGACTGGCGACATCAGGCCGCATGCCGCGACCACGACCCCGAACTCTGGTTCAGCGGCAAACCATACGAACAGGCGGCCGCGCTCGCCATATGCCGGTCATGCCCGGTCATCGGCGAGTGCCGCCGGTTCGCCGACGAGCACAACCGGATCAACGGCTACCAGTTGCAGGGCATCTGGGGCGGCCGCCGATACGGGGTCAAATGACGACCCAAGAAAGGAAATCTTATGAACAACATCGACGCCAAAATCACCGCCTGGCAGCTAGGCCCCGTCACCATCATGCGAGGCACCGCCACGCCCGGCCGTGACGTGACGCACCCGGAATGCTTCGGCCGGTTCACCGTCGTCGCCCTCTCCTACGGCGGCGCGATCCGCAAGTGCATGCGCCGCGTCGCCCAAATGTGCGCCAAGCACTCCGCATGCGAACAGCTCGACCGGCAGGAGGCACGGGCGTGAGAGTCACCGAAGGCGTCAGGAAGATCATCGTGGAATGGCACGGCAAGGGCGTGCCGCCGGAAGAGACCGCGCGATCCCTGCGCATCCCCATCGACGAGGTGAAGGCCATCATCCTGCAAGCCCACCCGGCACCCGCGCCGGAAAAACCCGCCGGCATCGGCGACAATAGAAGAGAAAGTTAAGGAAAGTCAGCAAACCGTTGAAAACAAGCCGTTCCCGGCCAATCCACCACGTCGGGAACGGCTTCGGGAAAGTAAAAGCCCCCACCTTTTGGCAGAGGCTCGCATTGTCCAACAAGCGAGTATAGCACCAGCGAAAGGGCGGGGATGATGGAACAACGAACATGCGCGGCCTGCGGCAAACCAGCCGGCGACGCGAACCTGTGCAAGGAATGCGTCAAGGACTGGGCGAAACGCCTCGCATGGCTCCTGAAGGCCGGCATGCCAGCCCTCCAACAGATCGCCTACAAACAAGCCACCACCCGCGAACGCTCGCCACGCCACGGCAACAGGGCATACGCGGCCCCGCCGGTCAACGAAGCCGCCCAAGCCCTGTACTCCGCAGTGGAAACGCACCTGCAACTCACCGGCGGCATGCTCGGCGTCAAACCGATCGGCCACGACCGATACGACCGGCCCCGCACCCTCATGCAATGGGCCGACATCACCCGCCTGCTGCTGCACCACATGCCCGACCTCGCACGACTCGACACGGCCGGCGACCTATACGCCGACCTGATCCGCCTATCGGAAAAGGTCGAAACCGCCACCACGCACGCCGGCGAGCGCCGTCTTGTCGGCGTATGCCCCAACTGCCTGAACACGAAGGGGGACGACGACGAGCCGATACGCACGCCGATCTACGCCGCCCGCTCCGCGCGGTATACGGTGTGCCCCGAATGCGGCGCAGGGCTCGACTTGAAGCGCGTGCGGTTGGAGTACCTGCGCAGCGCGGGGCTCATGCACATCACGCGCACGCAGGCCGACGCCGCCCGATGGGTGCGGGAGAACACGGGTGTGAGCGTGACGGGCAAGGACTTGGCGAACTGGCGCAGCCGGGGCAAGATGCCGTCCACGCGGCGCATCGACCGGCATTATTGGGAGTGGAACATCATGGATCTGTTGGCCTGCGCGCAGGATCGCGCCGAGCGCGACGGCGGCGACGTTTGAACGTGAGACGGTTTCGTGTTACGCTGTCGCGTGTAATCGGAGTATCGGAAAAGCCTGTCCCATCGGGGATGGGCTTTTTTCGTATCCGATCCCCTTGGATGGTTGGCCGAGCGGTCGAAGGCACCCGCTTGCTAGGCGGGCAGGCATGACAACCGACCTCATGCTTCGCGGGTCCGAATCCCGCACCATCCGCCAGCCGCCGCCGGCACCGTGCACAACCGGCGTATGCGGCACCCGAGAAACCACCACAGACAGACGCCTCGCCGGCGGTTCTTCCCTCTTCTTCCCGCCGGCGAGCGCCGTCTGTCGATCCGTACAAGCGTTCGATTGGAGGCGTGCGTGGGCAATCCGCGGTACAGCAATGGCTATCGCCGCCGGCGCGAGCGCGAGCGGTGGCGGCACATGCGGGCCGACTGCTACATCTGCCATCGGCCCATCGACTACGAGCTCAAGGCACCGCATCCATACAGCTTCGTCGTGGACGAGACCATCGCCCTGGCGAGAGGCGGCACGCTCACGCACGACAACAGCGGGCCCGCGCACCGATGGTGCAACGCCATCAAAGGCACGCACAGCCTGGCATGGGCGCGCGAGCGCGTCGCCCAGCTCATCGCCCAGGGCAAGGCCCCACAGCGCACAGAGCCAACCCAATCCGGGCCGATCCGATGCTCGGACTGGTTCGGGGGTGGGGAGTAGACCCCACCCGGCCCCGTCGGGGCGACCACGGGCAAAGCGCCGTTTTTCCCCCGGGCTTTTTCCACACTTGAACGGAGGCCGTCTTGGTGTCCAGAACGTCGAAAACCCCTCGCTCGAAGAGCGCGTCGAAGTCCCATAGGGTCAGCAATGCCGCCGCTTCCGGGGATCGTCGCCGCCTCCTGGTGGCGATGCGCAACTTGATCGCCGAAAAGCTCGACGAAGGGTCGATAAGCTCACGCGACCTCGCCAGCCTGACGAAACGTTTGGCGGACATGAGCGCCGAGATCGAGGCGATCGACAAGGCGTCGAACGGGCACGACCCGGCCATGCAGGCCCTGGACACGGAGGACATACGATTGGATGAGCACGAGGATTGACGGGGCGGCCTGCCAGATCATCCCCGACGATTTGTACACCAGCGGCGAACCCAGCCTCAACCGGCTCGCCAACGCGGCGGGCGACCGGTTCGACGTCTGGCAGCGGCAGATCAACCGGATCATCCTCGCGAAAAGCGCCGACGGCTTCTGGAGCGCCCGCAACACGGTGCTGTCGATCCCGCGCCAGACAGGCAAGACCTACGACATCGGCTGGGTCGCGATCCACCGCGCCGCCCGAACCCCCGGCATGCGCATCGTGTGGACGGCGCAGCACTTCAGCGTCATCAAGGACACGTTCGAAAGCCTGTGCGCGATCGTCCTGCGCCCCGAAATGAGCGGTCTCGTTGACCCCGACCACGGCATATCCCTGGCCGCCGGCAAGGAGGAAATACGCTTCCGCAACGGGTCGCGCATCTTCTTCCGCGCGCGAGAACGAGGCGCATTGCGAGGCGTCAAGAAGATCGCCCTGCTCGTCATCGACGAGGCCCAGCACCTGTCCGACTCGGCGATGGCGTCGATGCTGCCGACCCAGAACCGCGCCTGGAACCCCCAGACCATCTACATGGGCACCCCGCCCGGGCCAAGGGACAACGGCGAAGCGTTCACCCGCCTGAGGGACAAAGCGCGCGCCGGCCGCACCCACTCGACCCTCTACGTCGAATTCACCGCAGACCGCGACGCCGACCCCCTCGACCGCCAGCAATGGAGGAAAGCCAACCCCAGCTACCCCGCCCACACCAGCGACGAATCCATCGCCAACCTGTGGGAAAACCTCACCGGCGACGACTTCCGCCGCGAAGCCCTCGGCATCTGGGACGAACACGCCCTCAGCCAGGCCATCGACCGCCGCCAATGGGAGGAAGCCACCATCGACAAACGCCGCCCCGGCGGCGTCATGAGCTTCGGCATCGACATGAACCCCCAACGCACGCGCCTGACCATCGGCGCATGCATGCGCTACGACGACAACACCGCCCACATCGAACTCGCCGAATACAGGGACACCAACCAAGACGGCACCATGTGGGCCGTCAACCTCATCGACAAGGTCTGGGAACAAACCGCCGCGCTCGTCATCGACGGGCAAAGCCCCGCCACCGCGCTCCTGCCCGACCTCGCCCAGGCCGGCGTCACCGTCACCGTCACCGCCGCCACCGACATGGGCCGCGCCTGCGGCCGCCTCCAGGACATGCTCAGAGACGGCACCCTCACCCACCTGCCCGAAGACGGCCAACAACCACTCTGGCAAGCCGCCGCCAAAGCCACCACACGCCCCATCGGCAAAAACGGACTCTTCGGATGGAACCGACCCGACGACGACACCGACATCAGCCCACTCAACGCCGTCACCCTCGCCCTCCACGGGGCCATGACCACCAGAAGAGACCCCACCCAAGAAACGGAGACATGGTTCTAATGCCCACCACCGACCACAACGGCGTCGCCATCACCAACCCCGCCACCCAAGACGCCTACCTCGCCGTCCAATCCGCCAACATCACCCGCATCAAAGGCGTCGAAGACGACGACATGCCCACCATCCAAAAACTCCTCACAACATGGCGCGACCACTACGCACGCAACATGCTGAGAGCCGAATACTACCAAGCCCGATACCGATACAACGGCGTCGCCTACAGCATCCCCAAAGAAATGCGCGCCCTCGCCAAACCAATGATCGGATGGCCCAACAAAGCAGTCCGAGCGCTCGCCGACCTCAACGTGTTCGAGGGCTTCGACGCGCCCGACCCGCTGCAAGCGCAGGTGGACGAGCTCGTGGACGACAACGCATGGGACACCGACATCTCCGAGGCGATCACCAGCGCCTACATCCACGGATGCAGCTTCATCACCGTGTACGAAGACCCCGACGAACCCGGCCGCATCCTCATGCTGCCCCGCTCGGCGGACTGGAGCGCGGGCATCTGGGACCGCCGGCGCCGCCGTCTCGGCTCGGCCTTGACCATCACCGACAAGGACGACAGAACCGGGCGCATCACCGCGTTCACCGTATGGCTGCCCGGCAAGGTCTACGAAATCGACAACAGCGAAGGCCCGTGGACGGCGCGGACGATCGAAACCAACCTCGACCGGCCAAGCGTCGTGCCCCTCGTCAACGACGCCCAGTCCTACCATCCGCTGGGCAACAGCCGCATCACCCGCACACTGATGAACCTGACCGACTTCGGCCTGCGAACCATGGTGCGCATGGAGGCCACCGCCGAATTCTATGCAGCCCCCCGCGTGTGGTTCATCGGAGCGTCGAAGAAGTTCACCGACGACACATGGAGCAGCATCGTGAGCGTCATGAACGGCATGCCCGCCAACAAGAACGGCGACAAGCCCACCATGCAGCAGCTCCAGCAGGCATCCATGACCCCGCACGCCGACATGCTGCGCACCATCGCCCTCATGGTCAGCTCCGAAACCGACATCCCCGTCAACGACCTCGGCATCACGATGGACAATCCCGCCTCGGCCGAGGCGATGGCCGAAGCCGAACGCAAGCTCTCCCGCACCGCCGACCGGCAAAACAAACGCTTCGGCCGCGCGTTGAAGGAAGCCATGAGCATCGCACTGGCCTATCAGGGCGCAGACCCTGACGCATTGCGCGAACTGCGACCCATCTGGGCACCGGTCAAGGAAGCCAGCGACGCCGCCCGCGCCGACTGGTACCAGAAGGTCGCATCCACCAACCCCGCCTTCGCCGACAGCGACGTGGGCCTGAGCCGCGCCGGCCTGACATGGGACGAAATCAAAGCCCACCGAACCTACGAACGCCAACAGCGCACCCAGCAATCCATCGACGAGCTCAGAGCCAAACTGACGATCGCCAAGACCGACGGCAAGGAGGCCGAAGCCAATGAGCAGCAAACCGGCCAACCTGCCGCTGAACAACCTCACTCCACAGCAGCGCCAAGCATTCCAAACCCATCTTGACGACCTCTGGGACGACTATCAGGACGCGCTCGCCGACCTGTCCCTTGAGGCCAAGCAGCTCGCGGCCGGAGTTGCGTGGGACAATTTTGAAGACCCGCTGCACTACCTTCGCACGGAAGTGTTCGAGACCTACGCGGATCGCGCCAACCAAGTCGCCAACGACTACTATGACGCGGTGCGATCCGCATGGGCCGAAGCCGCCGGCGTGGAACTGCCGTCCTACGAACCGTCGCAGGTGAGCGCGGATCGCGCCTTCTGGCAGATCGTCGGAGGATACAACAGCACCGACCACGTCGGACTCAAATTCGTGGACGTCATCAACCACCGCAGTCGCGCTGGGCTGACGATGGACGACCTATGGGCCATGAAGACCGACGGATACGGACAAGACGAATGGATGAACCTCGCCGCCGACATCGTGGGCGTCACGGCACGACTCACGGCCAAATTCAACGGCGAGCACGATCCCTCGCAACCGCGCTACGCCCGCGTTCCGGTCGGCCCGACCTGCGCGTTCTGCATCCTCATGGCCTCGCGAGGCTTCGTCTACTGGAGCGAGGAAAAGGCCGGCGGACGGGACAATCGATATCACAAGAACGACGACTGCCGCATCGTATCCAGTTGGGGAGAAGCCCACGTCAAAGGCTACGACCCGGAAGGCATGAAAGCCCGATACCTGCAATGCCGCAAGACGATCGCCGGCATGCTCAATCGCGACGAATATGGAAAATACGTCGCCCGTATGAAGGACGCAGGTAAAGACGAAGACGAGATAGACGACTACAACCTGTGGACGACGCATCGCATCACCGAGGAAATGAGCCAGCGCGACCGTCGATGGCTGTACGACGGCACCACGCCGGAACCCTCCGTGGAAAGCGCAAGGGCGTGGTCTGAACTTCAGAAGCACGAACGCAAAACGCTCGACGCCCTCAAAGACAACGGGTTTGCCGTGACAGTGCGCGAAAGAAGCGACAAACAAGGCGTGAAGACATCAGACGCCATCATCAACGGTAAACGAGTGGACTTCAAAGCGCCGGAAGGACACGGCAAAAACACCATAGACCAGCTTCTCCGATCCGCAGCCCGCCAAGGAGACGCCGCAGTCATTCATCTGCAAAAGGAAAGAACGGAACTGGACGCCGAAGCCTGCAAAGACTACATACGGTCATCGCTTCGACGCAGACGTCTCGACTACGTTCTGCTCATCGACTACGACGGGAACATCGTCAGGGTCGAACGCGATACGGAAACGGCTTCTCACTCCCAGAGCCAATAACGGGTTCGAGGTAGAGAAGCCAAGACAATTCCAGTCTAACAGTTTTTCAGCCACCCGCACGGGCGGCTTTTTTAATGCCCGGAAAGGGCTCAACCACAAGGAGAACAACCATGTTCCTCACCCCCACACCCCATCACATCCGATTCGTCGCGGCCCCGCCGGAAGGCGGCGAGTCCACCGGCGGCACCGGGCAACCGCCGGCATCGGCCGGCACGGAGAACGCCGGCGATCCGATCGACTGGGAAGCCAAATACAAGGAAGCGCTCGGCCACTCGCGCGACTGGGAAAAGAAAGCGAAGGCCAACAAGGCCGCCGCCGACGAGCTGGAAAAGCTCAAGGAATCCCAAATGAGCGAAACCGAGAAGGCCGCCAAGCGCACGCAGGAACTCGAAGCGCAGGTAGCCGCCTACAAGGCCAAGGAACAGCAGGCCGACTGGAAGGCGCAGGTGTCGGCCGAGACCGGCGTACCCGCCGACGTGATCGAAGGCGACAGCCTCGAAGCCATGCAATCGCACGCCAAGCGCATCCACGAGCTGCTCAACCCCAAACCCAAGGCCCCGGCCGTGCACGGCGCGGACCGCCAGCCGTCCGGCAAAGGCTCGAACGAGAGCATGGTCAACTACCTGCGCAACCTCGGCCTCTAACCGGCCAACACCTCCTCACCCCTCATCTGAAAGGAAACCATCATCATGGCACTCGACACCAGCAAGGTGCTGCTCCCCAAGGAAGTAGCCACCGTCATCACCAAGCGCGCCAAGGACACCAGCACCATCGCCGCGCTCTCCCCGAGCGAACCCCAGCTCTTCCTCGACAAGGACTACATGGTCTTCACCGGCAATTCCGAAGCCGAGGTCGTCGCCGAAGGCGCACAGAAGTCCAGCTACGAGGAAACCCTCACCCCTGTCGTCGGCAAACGCTTCAAGGTGCAGACCACGACCCGCGTCAGCAGCGAGCTCCAGTGGGCCGACGAAGACGCCAAACTGGAGATCACCAGCAAGATTCTGGCAGATCAGGCCGCAGCGATGGGCCGCGTCCTCGACTACGTCATCTACCACGCCTTCGACCCCAAGAAGAAGACGACCCTCGAAGGCTTCAACGCGCTCGCCAAAAGCGCGGTCGGCGTGACGGCCACCGACGATCGCGTCGCCGACATCGACAGCCTCGCCGAGGTCGTCAGCGACGAGTACGACATCAACGGCATCGCCCTGTCCAAGACCATGGCGAACGAGCTGCGCAAGATCCGCGTGCCCTCCACCGGCCAGCGCTTCTACCCGGAAATCCCGATCAACCTCCAGGTCGGCAGCCTCGACGGCATCCCCGCCGCCACGTCCGGCACGGTCAACGGCCGCCTCATCACCCCGGCGACCGGCATCCTCGCCTTCCTCGGCGACTTCCGCCTCATCAAGTGGGGCATGGTGCGCGACATCTGGAGCGAGATCATCGAATACGGCGACCCCGACAACACCGGCAAGGACCTCAAGGGCGTCAACCAGATCGCCTACCGCACCGAGGCCATGTACAGCTACGCGATCCTCGACCCCAAGGGCATCGCCGTGCTCAAGAAGCCGACCTCCACCGGCAGGACGGCCAAGTGATGGCCGCGCCCCTCACCCAGACGCTCGTAGTGCAGAAAACCGACGAGGCCGACGACTCCGGCCTCGCCATCCCTGTGCGTCTGGTAAAGCCCGACGGCACCCCGTTCGCCGAAGGCGTCGCCACCGTCTCATGGGACTCGATCACCGGCAAGCCCGCGACCTTCACCCCGCCCGCGCCGA